ACCAATAAACTGATTGTTCTCAAGACGCAATCTGCGTTTGATTTTAACGACCTCCTCGGAATCTACGTATTGGGTTGCTGCACGATTGTATTGTGGTCTTCTTTGCTCTTCGTGAGATTTTGGCTTAGCTTTTTCAATTACATACCTTATAGGTTTTTCTCCCGAGAAATCTGTCCAGAATGAAAACAATCCAGAATCTGTTAAAAATTCATAGAAATGATCGTACCCCAGATTCTTATAATTGATACCTACTTTTCCAACAGCACGTAAGAAATCATACTGGTTCACCCATCCATCACCCTTGTCAACCAGTTCAACCTTAGGCAAAGATTGATATATCTCACGTAATTTTTCTATTATTGATTTGCTGACCATATTCTATTAGATTTAGTTATTACAAGATCGTCATCATAATTTTCTGATTGTCTGTAGGTACGAGCAACTCCCGAATATCAACTTCAAGTATTCTTGCAGTTTCTACTAGAGTTTCAAGAGTGGGTTGAGTTGTGTTAGTACACCATTTGCTCACTGTAGCCTGATCTTTACCTATTTGGTCAGCAAGCCACTTGTTCGTTTTCTTCTTTTCTACGAGAACTACTTTGATACGATTAATGTTTTTATTTGTTGCCATATAATTACACTCTATTGTCTTATACCTTCAAAGATGCAAAATTATTTCGAAAAACAACAATATATTTTATTGTGACATAAAACTATTTACGTATTTACCTAATAATTTGATTTAGAATATAAAATTATAGTCAATAATACGGTAAATCAAGCTTAATCGTCTTGGTAGCCTCTTCCTTTTTAGCATCAACAACCTTTGCATACACTTGAGTTGTACGGACATTCGTATGACCAAGCATTTTGCTAACAGTATAAATGTCTGTTCCTCCGGCGAGTTGCAGGGTTGCATACGAGTGCCTAAAACAATGGTAGGTGATGTGCTTCGTTATTCCGGCTTCTGCAACCCATTTCTTTATCGGACGGTTAATCCATGACGGGTCTGGCAGTCCGCCAAAAACTAATTGTTCGCCGTCCTTCCTTTCACCACATAATTGAAATGCTTGTTCGGATATAGGCATATACTCAACGCCTTTGGTCTTTTGCTGAGTAAAGTTCAAACGGTAACCACCATTGAATACCTCTATCTCTGACCACTTCAACTTTTGAATGTCACAATGACGAAGCCCGGTAAGTGCAGAAAAGAGGGCGGCACGCTTCAACAACGGGTCGCATGGAGTTTGAGCCAAGCGGTTCAGTTCTTCAATGGTCAAGTATTCCCTACGGCTTTCTTGACCTTGAATACCCTTGATCTTTGCCCCAATATCAACCGTCAAATAGCCGTCAATGAAAGCCTGCTTCAATGCAGCCTTGAATATGGAGAAATAAGTGGATGCCGTATTTTGCGAGATGACACCTTTCTTGCCTCCTCCCTGTGGGGCGTTCAATAGGAACATACGGAATGATTCTATCAGCTTCAAGTCAATCTGTGAGAAAAGGATGGTATCTCCTTTCGCAAAGATTTTCAACAATTCATGTACACGCTTCCAGTTGATGATAATGGAATCGGAGCTATGGGCGTGGCGTAACCGTTGCACATGGTCGAAGTAGTCTATGAAGTTGCAACGTGAACGCTCTAGCTGCTCTACCTGTTCTGCATCCGTTTCAGAATAAAGCGAAGCGTTATCGTATTCCTTTTGGCGCAGGCTCCTCACCTTGTCGGCATAGATACACGATTCTTGGTCTAATTGAGATTTGCATTGGATGATGCCGTTCAAGTCACGCTTTAGCTTATAAGTGGTCTTGCCGTCTTTGTCGGTTCGGGCATTCCGCGACTTATCCCATATGGGAGTGGTTATAGTACGGTTCAGATATTCACGCACTCTTTGGGGAGTGGGTTTGTCTGCTTGGAAAACCGGATAAGCTTCAACATACAGGTACCATTCCTCGCGGTATTCCGATTTGCGGAGTTTTACTGAAACTCGTGTATTGGCCAACGCTTTCTTCATTGCTTCATCCCTTTATATAGGTTATCAATTTCTTTCTTGGGCACATAAACGAAGTTACCTATCTGCCGGGTAGGGATAGAGTATTTACGGATATGTAGATAGACCGTACTGTCTTCTAAATGAAACTTCTTGGATATTTCGCCGATAGTATAACAGTCTTTAGGCTCCAAGCTATATAGTTTTGCAACGGGTTTGGGTTTTGTCAGAGCTTTCTTTCGTAGCGGATAGAGTTTCAGCAGTTCTTCTTTGCTGACACGGATTTGGTTAGTTCCAAGATTTATGTGCGAAATAGTCCCTTTATGTATCAGACGATACAGCGTATCTTTGCTGATGCCGAACATGGCATAAGCTTCCGACACCTTGATGTAATCTTGGTGCTTCGGGATGCTCTTTACAATTTCATCCAATCGCTGATTCCGCTTCTCTTCGTCTTTCCTGCGCTTATAGGCAATGTTGGAACAGCGTTTGGAGCAATACCACGATTCTATGGTCTTGGCGATGAACTCCTGACCACACACCTGGCATTTGCGCTTTATCTCGAACTTTGCTGCTGGCATAATGCTGATTTTTACTTGTTTGTATTCAATCCGTTTATATTTTGTCGCAGATTTCCGACTTTCTTATCGCGGCACAAATATGGTACAAATATACAATAAAAATCCGAGAAACAAGCAAATCCATCAGAAAGTGTTAAAAATAAAGTAGGGTGTAACTCATTGAGCTACACCCTACTTCTCTATCGTTAGTTATCGTTGTTTACCGATACTTACTTCACTTCCTCAAAGTCAGCATCCTGAACGTTATCTCCGTGCTTGCTATTATCTTGCTGACCAGCACCACCGTTCATATCAGGACCAGCCTGTGCACCACCTTGTGCACCACCCTGTGCGTACATTTCAGCACTTGCAGCCTGGAAGGCAGTATTGATTTCTGCCATAGCAGTATCGATAGCAGCCAAGTCCTGTGCTTTGTGAGCATCTTTCAACTTCTGCAAAGCAGCTTCAATCGGAGCTTTCTTATCAGCAGGCAACTTATCACCTAATTCCTTCAACTGATTTTCAGTCTGGAAGATTACGCTGTCAGCTTGGTTCAGCTTATCGATTTTTTCACGTTCTTTCTTATCTGCTTCAGCATTAGCTTCAGCTTCAGCCTTCATCTTTTCGATTTCTTCCTTGCTCAAACCGCTGGATGCTTCGATACGGATAGCTTGTTCTTTACCGGTAGCCTTATCTTTAGCAGATACTTTCAAGATACCGTTCGCATCGATATCGAATGTAACCTCAATTTGAGGAACACCACGACGAGCCGGAGCAATACCAGACAAATTGAACTGACCGATTGATTTATTCTGGGCAGCCATCGGACGTTCTCCCTGCAATACATGAATCGTAACTTCACTTTGATTATCAGCAGCAGTAGAGAATGTTTCACTCTTACGAGCCGGAATGGTAGTGTTAGCATCGATCAACTTAGTCATTACACCACCCAGTGTTTCGATACCCATTGACAGCGGAGTAACATCCAACAATACTACACCTTTGATTTCGTCTGTCAAAACAGCACCCTGCACAGCAGCACCAATAGCTACCACTTCATCCGGATTCACACCTTTAGAAGGAGCCTTGCCGAAGAAATCTTCTACCAACTTCTGAACAGCCGGAATACGTGAAGAACCACCAACAAGGATTACTTCATCAATATCAGCATTGTTCAAACCTGCATCGCTCATTGCTTTCTTACATGGTTCAAGACAAGCCTGGATCAATTCGTGAGCCAGAGATTCGAATTTTGCACGAGTCAAAGTCTTCACCAAGTGCTTAGGCACACCACCTACCGGCATGATATACGGCAAGTTGATTTCTGTACTTGTAGAAGAAGAAAGCTCAATCTTAGCTTTTTCAGCAGCTTCTTTCAGACGTTGCAAAGCCATCGGATCCTGAGTCAAGTCAGCACCTTCATCGTTCTTGAATTCCTGTACCAACCAGTTGATGATTACCTGGTCGAAGTCGTCACCACCAAGGTGAGTATCACCGTTTGTAGAAAGTACTTCAAATACACCACCACCGAATTCGAGGATAGAGATATCGAATGTACCACCACCAAGGTCGAATACAGCAATCTTCATATCTTTGTGAGCCTTATC